TACTAGTTGGTAATAGAATATCTTTAGCTGGAACTAATATCTCTATTAAAGTGTTTATTGAACGAGTAAAACATATTAGAGCAAACATATGGGAAGTATTCATTAATAAAAACTATTATGGTGATATTTTAGTAGGATATACAATAAACTATAATGGAATACGTGGTTCAATTATTCCAACCACAGTATCATATAATGTAGTTCAACCAAGTTCTGGTTATAAGATAGGTGATTTAATTACAGGTACTACAGTATCAAATGGCGTTACTATCACTCAATTACTTAAAGTTACTAGAGTCAATTCTACAGGTGGAGTGGTTAACATTCAAACTGTTAGATTTGGATCTGGATATGGAACAAGTTTTTATTTGCTTCAATCAAGAGGAGCAATTACAACCACTTCAACTTTAACGATAGATAAAGATAGTACTAGACAGTATTCTTTACCGAATGATTCATTTGTTGAAAAATATACTGACTCTGGATATGTAGTAAATCCAAACTATATGGATCCTACAATAACTGATCCTAGTTATGCAGGTACAGTATTAAGAGAATTCTATGAAGAATCTCTATCAGGTCAAGGAGCCACTCCTGATTACTTACTAATAGGATTTAATATTGGAGCAGTTGCCAAGTATCAAGGTCACTATAATTCAAATGATGGATTCCTTGATGACGATATCTACTTACAGGATAGCTACAGATGGCAGAAATTCTCTTATCTTATTACAGTTGACGAGAAGCTTGAAAAATACAAAGCTCTTATTAAATCATATCTACATCCTGCCGGTACAGCGTTATTTGGTGAATATCAGATCCAAAATACATATGCTCCTGGAATCACAGCTTCTCTTGAAGTTGGTGAATGGACCGGTAAGGCTTCATTTAGAACTATAAATAAAACTATACCAGCTGATTTTGCTTATGCTACTGATATGGGTGGTAGAATTAGAATAGAACCATACGATAGCGAAGCTTATTTTGCGGCAGAAGAATATTACAATCCACCAGTAACTTACAGATTCTTTGGTGACGGTAGGAATAATTTATCATCAACAGTAACTATAACCGATGCGTCACCAAGCATCGTTAAAACACCTTAGGAGTAAACATGCTTAAAGACAGTATAACCGTAACAGGTAAACTATTAATTCAAAAGTTCAATGAGGGCAAAGAATTAATATATTCAACAGAAGTACCTAATTTAGTCGTCACATCAGGTAAAGAATTTATTGCATCTAGAATGGTATCAAATACATTTGATGCAATGGGATTCATGGCCATTGGTGATGATGCATCTACAGGAGCTTTAGCTCAAACAACACTTATTAATGAACTAGCTCGAGTTGCTACAACTTCAGCAACAGTTTCTGGTTCTAACACAACATTTACAGCAACATTTCCGGCTGGTACAGGTACAGGTTCAATCGTTGAAGCAGGTATCTTTAACAAGTCAGGATCTTCAGTATTAGTATTTGATGCTGATAATGATGTAGATTCTGGTTCAGCTACCATTACAAAAGTAGCTCATGGTCTTGTAACTGGCGATAAAGTCACATACACAGACGGAGGCGGTACAGTTGTTGGAGGTCTCATAGATGGTGGTACATACTTTGTAATTAGAATATCTGCAGATACATTAAAATTAGCTACAACTCTTGCTCTTGCTACTGCAGGTACAGCAATCGCTATTACAGACGGAGTTGGTACAAATCATAAGTTAACTTATGGTACTATGCTTTGCAGAACAACATTTCCAGTTATTACTAAATCAAGTTCAGAAACTATTGCTATCTCTTGGGTTATTTCTGTAGGATAATAAAATGCCATCATATTCAATATTTAAACAGAAGTTCAGAAAGACGATCGCTGATGCGATCTATCAGGAAGTAACTTCTAAGACTGCCAGGTACTATCATTGGTTCGGTAAGGAAAATACTTGGACTGACTTTTTAAGTCCATTTATTCCTTCATCTCCATCTGATGTTCCAGGCGCTCCTTCAGAAAACTTCCGATATGAACTTCATGTCCGACGAGATTTATTAACTGCCAAGTTAATTAAACCTTCTGACGTTTCATACGTTACAAGAAGAATCGACTGGACGTTTAATACTGTTTATGATATGTATGATGATGCATATGAAAATGTTGAAGGTTATGGATATGGACCAGCTCCATCAGGAGCAATTCGATTAGAAGATGCAAACTTCTTTGTACTAACATCTGAATATAATGTTTATAAATGTATAGACAATAATGGAAATATTGCATCAACATTCATGCCAACAGGAACTACTCCTGATGTTTTTGAAACAGGTGATGGTTATAAATGGAAGTTTATGTATTCAATTCCTGTTTCATTAAGAAACAGATTCTTGTCAAGCTCATATATGCCAGTTTCTACTGCATTACAGGCTCAGTTCTATTCTGCTGGACAAATCAATTCTATTGCTATTGAAAATGGTGGAGGTGGATATAATCCTGCAACAACATCAGCAGTTATTACTGGAGACGGATACAAAGAAGCAAATCCATATCTATTAAGTTCTATTACTACAACTTCAGCTGGATCTGGTTATGCTACAACTCCAACTATAACAGTTTCTCCTCCATTTACCACAGCGGTTGCATGGTCATCATTAAACGATGTTTCTCTTGGTAGTTATGTTAGCTATTTAAATCCAGCCACATTAAAAACAAACTTCTACTATGTTGTTTCTGGTACTAAATTAGGTACTTCTGGTCCTATTCATACATCAGGAACTATTACTAATGGTTCAGCTCAGTTAAGATATGCTGGTACTACAGCCACAGCAGCATGTGTATTATCAGGTACAGGTGTTGGCTTAGTATCATTAATTGACGGTGGATATGGTTATGAAGATACACCATCAGTTACAGCATCAGTTCCAATAGTTAAGGATGATGATTGGGCAGCTTCAACTGTAGTTATATTAAACGAAATACTTAAATTTTCTGGCAGATACTATGAAGTAACTACAGCCGGTACTACAGGAGCTACTGGTCCAACACACACAACAGGCGCAGTTGCAAATGGAACAGCAACGCTAACATTTTTAGGAGCAGATCCTGTATTAACAGCCGTTATGGTTAAGACAGAAGCTGAAATATCTTTAGTTATATCTCCAGGAATCGACAGTGTTTATAATGTTATACTTGGTTTGCAAGGTTCAAAATATGTGGAAATTCCTTCAGTAACTATTGCAGCTCCAGGAACCGGCACAGCGGCTGCAGCAACAGCATCTATTGCTGAAGGTAAAGTAACACTTATTAATGTTACATCACCTGGTAACGGATACACTTCAGCTCCATTGGTAACTATAGGTCTTCCATTTATTACATTTAATGGAGCAACTTCAGTTGACGATGTTGGTGAATCAATTGCCTATAATGGACACTTGTTTGTAACTGGTGATGCTGTTGTATACACTAATGGAGGTGGTACATCAATCGGAGGTTTAACTTCTGGTAATACATATTATGTTATTAGAGTAGATTCAAATACTATTCGCTTAGCACTAACTTCAGCAGATGCAACAACAAATACATATATTAATCTAACTGATGGAGTAGGCGCTTCACATAAACTAACACTTACATCTGGAGGAGCTACTGGTACCGCAGTTCTCGGTACAGGCGGTGAGATCGTGGGATATAGTATTGTAGATGCTGGTACAGGTTACACAAATGCAAATATCGAAGTTATTGATACTTCAGGTTCTGGTTCAGGAGCAGTATTGGTTGCTGACTTCTCAGTTGGTTCAGTTGATACCCTACAAGCAAACGTGGAATTATTAGCAGTTCCTGGATCTATTGAAGCCATTAAGATGGTTGAAGGTGGATCAGGTTATGGTGCTGCATCGATATCCATCTTAGGTGATGGTGTTGGAGCAACAGCTACTGCAGTATGTTCAGGCGGTAAAGTAACTAAGATTAATATAGTTAATCCAGGTTCTGGTTATACTTGGACAGACGTAGTAATTACAGGTAATACTGGTGCTACTGGAGCGGTTGCAAGAGCTATTATGTCTCCATTGGGTGGACATGGTTCAAATGCAATTGATGAACTAAACGCAAACTCAATCGTATTCTATACATCTATCTCACGAGATAAGAATCAAGGTATCGAGATCAACAACGACTATAGAAAAGTTGGTCTTGTTCGTAATCTAAAACAATTTGGTTCTAACAGACGATTTACTAGTGATATTGGTTCTGGTTGTGTGCTTATTACAGGTACATTTGATAAGACTAAATTAGAATACGATATGCTAATGGCAAAAGATGGTTATAAGAAATATCGTATAGTTGATTTTACTGATACCCAAATTCTAGTTTCAGTATTCAATAACTTTACAATCAATATCGGTGATACTTTAACGACTGATCCTACTAATGGAGGTTCTATTACATCTCCTACTATAGTGGCTCAAAATATCATTGTTACAAGCGTATCAGAACGAACTATCGATCAGTTCTCAGGTGATTTCTTGTTCTTCTCAGTAAGAGAACCATATTCTCCTACAGCAGAACAAATTATTACTGTAAGAACGGTTCTAACAATATAAATATATAAAATCAATTGGAAGAGTAATTTATGGCACTTAACTTTAATACCAATCCCTACTATGACGATTTTGTTGATACTAAAAACTATCATCGAATTCTATTCCGACCTGGCTATGCTGTTCAAGCAAGAGAGTTAACACAACTTCAGACCCAGATCCAAGACCAAATTGATAAGTTTGGTAAACATGTATTCGTAAATGGATCAATAGTTCTTGGCGGCGGAAGATCTTTTGA